AACAAACCACCATATTCGTTGATATTCACTTGCTGAGTACCTTGCATCCTTGCCATGTCGGCAAGTTGGCGAATGACAAACGTCTTGGCTTCAAAGTTGATATTATCCAAGATCTTTGCGGCATGGTGTTCTACATTAGTAGGAATCAAGATCATGTAGTTCTCAATTGCATTTGAGTCTAGACGTTTGACATCTACACGGCCATTGCCAAGTTCATTAGCATACTCAATGTAGTTCATACCACCGAATGCAGACGCAAACTGATCTTGCATACCAATCTTCCAGCCACAGAGATCGATCTCGATATGGCAAGCAGTCTTGGCAATAAGATACGGGTTAACATATTCAAACCCAAGATAGGCAGACAATGCCTTGACAAGAGCACAAGTAAAAGCAGACGATCCACCAAGACCGTTGCCGATCGTGGGAATGTCTGCGAATGATGTGATCTCGATGTTGGATTTGATTCCAAAGAATTTCAAAGCATTCCGAACGATTTCATTCTGAATGTCTTCTACGTCGGTAACACATTCTAACTTTGAATAAGTTACCTTAATATGATCGTGAGGAGTATGCATGACTGCTACATAGACATACTTGTCGATAGCAGTCGAGATAGTTGCTCCACCCCATTGGGCAAAGTGGGTGGGGATATCACTACCCCCACCGAAGAACGATACTCTAAGAGGCGCTTTTGCCAAGATCACTGTGTTGTTCCTTCAATGATGCAATCAGACCCTTCCACTTAGGCATAATTGATTCCCAAGAGAATCGAGTATCAGCATATGCCTTGATGAATGTAAGAAGGTTTGTCAAGTCGTTATTCTGTACGTTTTCAATAGCATACATTAGAGTATGAGCAAAGATGTTGGCATGAAGATTCATGTCTTCATGATCGCCATCATACTGTACAGTCAAACCAGCAGAGGTATCAGTCAATGCAGAGAAGTTAGGATGAACTGCCAAACAACCAGCAGACATTGCTTCAATCAATGAGCGGCAAGACGTCTCTGGCCAGATACATGGATACGCAAAGATGTGAGCCTTTTGATATGCTGCACGTACTGTTTCCTGATCTGCCCAACCGTGATAGTTGATTTGTGGATGGTCTCTCATTTTCTGGAAGAGTGGTTCATATTGAGCATCACGCCCTTCCCAGTTCTTACCATAGATACCAAACGAGCTAAAGACATCTAGTTCGATGTTTGGATACTTTTCTGCGAGAGCGCAAAAAACAGGAACCAGAATCTCCAATCCGCGATGAGGTGTGGATGTATAAATGAGGCGTATTTTGTCCTTTGGCTTCTCAACGAGTGGGATAGGTTCGACACCTGTTTCAATAACGCACGATTGATGGCTATATGGAATTCCAAGATAGTCGCGATATTGCTGATATTGCCAGTTAGAGCTGAAGACCAACTTGTGGAAGCGATCTCGAGAAGCTGGATCTTTGAGGTGTTCAGCTTCCGGATCGAGAGGTAGGTCGTGAAGATGATAGATTCTAATTCGCTCTGAATCAAGTTCGCGGACGCGAGCAGTGATAATTTGGACGCCATCGAGTTCATCACGTGTAAGTCGGTGGAAGAGATTCCGGGTGGTAAGTTCTGTTCCACCATTCGACTCCTTGTTCAGTTCATTCAATTCAATTAGGTCTTGGTTATTCATTATGTTCTCCGCGAATTTCATAATCTGCAATATGGAAGAATTGCCGATCACTAAGCGCTTTGTCATCAATCCATACATCATAGGAAGGCTTTCCTAGACGGACTTCATGAAACTTGCAGCCCCAGTCATTTAGTTGTTTGTTTGTAAGTTCGGTCCAGTCGATTCCCGACCCTGAACCACGGGCCGTCCAATAGATAATGGTATGGCCTTGATCGTATAGTCTATTTATTGCTTCAATTCTATGGCGCAATGGGCTGGAATGTTCATACATGTGTTTGCCACTCACATATGGTGTCAGACAAATAGTCTGGTCAATATCTACCATGTAAATCATGATTCTTTAGTAAATCCAATGACCGAGTCATAGCGGAATGAACGCCACCCTTGGTTCTCGAGATCCCATACTGCCAGAACATCTGGATTAGGAGTCTTCTTTTGTACTGCTTCTTCAAGATCAGTTTGTGCAGGAAGAAGATCTGGCTTCAGTGTGCAGACCATCCTGCGCTCTGTTCCATCCTTCTTCACAAAAAGCACTTCAACTACATCACTGAGTAGTGCTTGCTTGAGATAATCATTCCGCCAGGAAGTGTTGCTCTGGTCGGTTGTAGTATTCAACGAGTCTGTCATAACCACCTACTTCTTCTCCATCAATAATAATAAAAGGAACTGTTCTCACGTTTGGAAAGATTTCCATAAACTCTTCACGAGTTAATTCTGCACCAATCTTCATCTCTTGATAGGTGACACCTTTTGCAGAAAATAGATTTTTAGCCTGCACACAAAACGGACAATTGTCTTTAGTGTAGATAATAACCTTATTCATCTGCATTCTTTCCTCTGTAAATGTTTGCTACATAACGAGGATCGCCCCATGCAGTATTTGCACGGACACGAATAAAGCGCATGTTTGAACTTGGTCCTGGAACGGTAACCCAAGGATTCTGACCTCTCTTCCAAGCCTTTAGCTTGTTCATTGCTTTCTCAAGAGGTGTCGTATCTCTACGCATTTCCTTTACACCAGCAACGATATTACGACGCTGGCCTTTTGATACAACTGTTTTACGAGTTCTCTTCTTACCCATTATATAACCTCACTTCTTGTTTTTACGAGCACCACGTGCTTTGCGCTTAGTTGAGCCGATTTTACGGCGACCCTTACGTGGTCTATTTTTTGCTGGATGTGGCATATCACTTCACCTTCTTATTATATAACATTCTTCTCAATTAATGTCAACTCATTTTCTCTATCAATATACTTATACTCTACTTTTGTTGGGTTCCAAGCTTCAATGGCTTGAAATACATCTTGAATATTCAGAGTACTACATGTATAGACGTCCAATTGAGCAAGTGCTGGTTCGCACTCGTCCCAAACATGAAGAGCAATATGACTAGTTTCAATGATGGTTACTGCAGTCAAGCCACGGTTACCAACCATATCTGAATAGACCGAATAAGGTCCCATCAGAATCTTCATATCAATAGCTTCCACAAGGTTTTTCATCCATGCTTCAATAGCAGTCGTGCACTGTGGAGGATTACTTAATTCTGCTCTTACAATTAAGTGCTTATGTTCTAGTACTTTGCCCACCTCATAAAGTCTCCTGTTTGGGGTTAAAAAGTAAAGCCTTCACATGGCTTGCTTGAATCTTACAACTTACCCAAGTATTATAGTAGTTTGGATCTAATATTGCATCGTAATCAAAGATGTATTTTGTTTCAAAGTAATTACATTCACCACGGGATTTACATAGACGGAGAATAGTTCTTTTGAAATTCTCTTTGCCGAGCTTTTCAATGTCCTCTTTTAGAGCAGAAGAAGACCCGTAATAGGAATCCCAATCGGACTCTACTCGGATCTTCTTACGTTTGCCTTTGACAGTCTTGTATCCAGCTTTTGTGAGATACTTGCGACCTATGTATTTTTTACCATTGGTCAAGTTTTCAATGAGATATACGAAGCCGTACCATTCATCGTCGTGAGTAAACTCTTTATCTTCGTATAACCAACCCATAAATCTATTCCATAACAAGCGGAAAGATTTATTTATTCATCTTCTTCGTCATCAAAAAGATCTTCAATATCAAGTTCTTCAGAACAAAAGGGACAATAAACTGGTTTTATAGTACTGTCCGTGATGATTTTAAATTCCTCATCGCATGAGGGGCAGGTTATCCAATCCATTAGAGGCTAAATCCTTTGAAAGTGTTTTCGTCTACATCCTTTTTAACACCACCAATTACATAACTAGTAATTTCTGTTTCTTGTGGAGCAACTTGAACTTCGGAACCTGAGATCCACTTTTGAGTCCATGGCAAAGGATTCGCTCCAGGCTTACCAT